TCTGCTCCTGTTGCCGCTGCTTCTGCAGTTTTCCTTGTCTATCCTTTCGGTCAAGGTTCCTTCAGTGATGGAATGCCTCTTGGAATCTCGGGCACGTTTAATTTCATGCTCGTCTTCCAAGCAGAACACAATATCCTTATGCATCCGTTCCATATGCTTGGTGTGGCTGGAGTATTCGGTGGGAGCCTCTTTAGTGCTATGCACGGAAGTCTGGTTACTTCTAGTCTCGTTCGTGAGACAACCGAAAACGAGTCCCAGAACTATGGATACAAGTTCGGACAAGAAGAAGAAACCTATAACATTGTCGCAGCACACGGATACTTTGGACGACTGATTTTCCAGTATGCTTCGTTCAATAACTCCCGTTCACTGCACTTCTTCCTGGCAGCATGGCCTGTCGTTGGCATCTGGTTCACTGCTCTTGGTGTTAGCACCATGGCCTTCAACCTGAATGGTTTCAACTTCAACCAGTCTGTTGTTGATTCTCAGAATCGTGTCCTCAATACTTGGGGAGATGTTCTGAATCGTGCAAATCTTGGAATGGAAGTCATGCACGAGCGCAATGCTCATAACTTCCCTCTTGATCTTGCTGCTGTTGAGAACACTCCTGTTGCTCTCAAGGCACCTGCTATCGGTTGATTATGCCCGATGGTAGTTTCAACCCCGCTACAGCAGTGGCGGGGTTTTTTATAGGTATAAGTTCTATTGCTATTCCTTTACTTTGTGTCATACTATTATGATTCATAAGGACACACCTTATAAACTTGCCGAGATCATTCGTGATACTTGGCCACAACTGTTTTACTTAAAAAAGGAAAAAACAAATGACAACAAGTACATTACAGATTCCACAGAGGGGGTGGTTCGATGTCCTGGATGACTGGCTTAAACGAGATCGTTTTGTCTTTGTGGGTTGGTCTGGACTCCTTCTTTTTCCCACTGCTTATCTTGCAATTGGTGGCTGGCTTACTGGCACAACGTTTGTTACAAGCTGGTACACCCACGGACTCGCAACTAGTTACCTTGAGGGTGCTAATTTTCTCACATCGGCTGTGTCAACGCCTGCTGATGCTATGGGTCATTCTCTTCTTCTACTTTGGGGTCCTGAATCTCAGGGAGATTTCGTCAGGTGGTGCCAACTTGGGGGACTCTGGGCTTTTGTGGCACTCCACGGAGCCTTTGCTCTCATAGGTTTTATGCTCAGGCAATTTGAGATTGCTAGATTAGTGGGGATTAGACCATACAATGCGATTGCTTTTTCGGGTCCTATTGCCGTATTCGTTAGTGTATTTCTCTTGTATCCTCTTGGACAGTCCAGCTGGTTCTTTGCGCCGTCATTTGGTGTTGCAGCGATCTTCCGCTTCCTTTTATTCCTCCAGGGATTCCACAATTGGACGCTTAATCCATTCCATATGATGGGAGTTGCTGGTATACTAGGAGGGGCATTGCTCTCCGCAATTCACGGAGTTACAGTGGAAAATACATTATATCAAGATGGTGATCAAGCAAATACTTTTAAAGCATTTGACTCTACGCAGGAGGAGGAGACTTATAGTATGGTTACTGCGAACCGATACTGGTCTCAAATTTTTGGGATTGCTTTTAGTAATAAGCGTTGGTTGCATTTCTTTATGCTTTTTGTTCCCGTCATGGGTCTATGGACTTCTTCTATCGGGATTATTGGTCTGGCTCTCAATCTAAGAGCATATGACTTTGTGAGTCAGGAGATTCGTGCTGCTGAGGATCCGGAGTTTGAAACATTCTATACAAAAAATATCCTTCTTAATGAAGGAATTAGATCGTGGATGGCACCTGTGGATCAACCTCATGAATCGTTTGTATTCCCAGAGGAAGTTCTCCCGAGAGGAAATGCACTCTGATTGACAACAATATATAATCTAAGTATCATAGAGGGGAAACCCTCTTTTTTATGCTAACATTTATTAATCATGTAACAGCATTTTGGAGTGTTGTGGTTATGAATTGTATTCAACCAGTGAACTGGGAGTATTGTTTTCCAGTTCACGAATGGTTATTGCCAGAATTGCAAATGGGAATACAAATGTATTTTGATAAAGAAAAAACTTTTTTATATAAATCTGAAAAGGAGTATTTAAAGCAACCATGAAGTTTACAGTTTATTCCAAAACAGGATGTCCCTATTGCACTAAGATTGAACAAGTGCTAAAGTTAGCAGAACTTCAGCACGTCATATATAAACTTGATACAGATTTCACCCGTGAAGAATTCTATGCTGAATTTGGTCAAGGATCTACTTTCCCACAAGTGATTTTAAATGACCAGGAAAAACTAGGCGGATGCACTGAAACTGTTAAGTATCTTAAGGAGCAGAATTTAGTTTAATGGAAGAAGTATACGAAGTTGTTGAAAGTGCAATTGATTTTGCTTTTAATGGAAAATTTGTTCTTAAGTTTTATGATTATTTAAAATCAAGTAATGCAAAAAAAGTAGAAGTAGATCGGTTCATTGAAAGTTCTACTGCTGCAAACATTAACTTTTTGATTTTAGATTTAGAAGAGTATTTGAAAGGAGGTCAAGACAATGAACACAAACAACTTCGTGAAGGTTATGGGCATATTCCCAAACCACAAGCAAGAAAAATAAAAGAATACCTTTATGGTATTCTTGAAGATGCCTGGAGATATAGCAATGACCGAAAACCAGGAAGACGCAAAAAACAATCTAAATAAAGATGAACCTCAAATAAATCGGGGTGTTGAATTACTACTACGCAATAGGAGGAAGAACCCAGAACCCAAGACTTTTCAAATGAAGTTTGGTAAAATGGTGTCTCTCTTCCGCAGAGAGTTTGATTTTTATCTAGAACTTCATTTAGATATCAAGAAAAAGTAAACTCTCTGGAGAAAGAAAATGTTAGCAGTCACTCTCACCATAGGAACTTTAGTTTCTATTATGTTCTTTTTTGTTGGCGGCGTAGTAGGATGGTTGGCTAAAGAGCATTTTTACAATACTCAACCGATTTATACCCACCCAGAGATGTTTGACGAGAATGGGAATATTGTTCCCGATGAAATTTTAGCAGTACGATTTGAAAACGATTATGACTACGATGACGAAGAAGGAGACGACGAGTAATCAAAAACTTCCTCCAAACCCATTCATTCATGAAGTTCTTGAACTTGTAAATAAGCAACGTTCAAAAGCAAAAAAGGTTGAAGTTTTAAAAGAATATGAAACTGATGCTTTGAAAACAATCTTTATCTGGAACTTTGATGACACGGTTGTATCAATGATTCCAGAGGGTCAAGTTCCATATAAAGAAAATGAAGTTCCTGTTGGAACTGATCATACTTCTTTAAGAAGGGAATTTAAGCATCTTTATAACTTTGTTAAAGGTGGTAATGATAGTCTTTCTTCTCTTCGTAGGGAAACTATGTTCATTCAAATTCTTGAGGGACTTCATCCAGAAGAAGCAAAGATTCTTTGTCTTGTAAAAGATAAAGCACTTCAATCAAAATATAAAATTAATCGGGATATTGTAAGTGAAGCTTACCCTGATATTCGGTGGGGTGGTCGTTCATGAGTGTTGTTCGGGATGTTGATTTAAGTAAGGAGGAGGAAATGGGAACTAAAGCAATCAACCCCGAAGATCCTTCTTCTTATGGTTGTGAAATTCTTTTAGAAAAGACCACTATTGAACAAGCAAAGGATAAATCTTTTCCGAGTGATGGTAGACTTATTTGGTATATTGTTGATGGAAAAACATATATTGATCTAACTCGTTGTAGAAAAGTCTCAGATCTTTTTGATATGTATTATGATAAGTATGGATCTGGTTCCGTGCAGAAAATTGACTTTGGATATGGTACAGTGAATCCTAAAATGTGGGGATATAAAAAACCTGATAGAAAGAAAAAAAGATGAGTGGAAAATTTAAGGGGTTTACCAACTCCAATGAAGATAGTGAAATTAAACTCTCAATTAGAAATAGTGAGATAGATAAGATCATTAAAGAGTATAAGAAATTAAAGAAGTATCAAAAATCTTCTATGTTTGAGATTGCTAAACTTTCTGGAAGAAAAACGAAAGTAGATAATCTCATTGATCAATATGGAATTGACGCAGAGGCATTAGAATAACTTGTATCGTATGTTACAGTATTAGTTGCATATATACGATAGGAGCACTATAATGTGCTTACGTTCATCCAGGTAACTGGACGCAAGTAGGACGGCGGAACGGATCGTTCATTCGATATTTCCGAATATCGAACGCAAACCGCCCGAAGGAACGGGAACACGGATCCCCTTAAGGGTTAAGGTGTAAAATCTCATTTCTTTGGAGGTAAACTCATGTCTAAAGTAGTCTATCGTGGTGTTTCTTATGACACCGAAAATCGCCCAAATCAAGCAGTTCAACCATCCGCACACGTAGAAGTTTATCGTGGTGTAAAATTCTATGTTGATGCACAAGGTAACAAGAACGTTATGATTGCGGGAGATAAGTGATGAAGACTCAACACATCAACATTCTGCAACTCATTAAAGAGCAAAAGCAGAAAGAGGAACGTCGTAGACAAGCAGAGCTTGTAATGGCGAAAAAGTGAATAATATAAAGAGAGGTCTTGACACCTCTCTTTTTTTTGTTTAGAATAGCTTTGTTCCGGATGATAAACCAAGTACTATGAATAAAGACCGGTTAAAGCTTATAGTAAAAAATCTAGAATTACTTGTTGAAGGACTAAAAGCAGAAATTTATTCTGATACTTCTGCATATAACTATAATAATATTGCTCCACATATTGGATCAATAGACGATTACGACGAAGTATTTGAGGATGATGATGACTGAACAAGTTAAGTTAATTAGTGTTACACCTGATGCTGAAAGGCATATGGCATATTGTGCTCGGG